GCACGCTATTGAAAAGATCTTCAAGCCTACAGAATCTATCAACGCAGGCGGTAAGGATCTCACCGGGCGTGAGTTCATGGGTATTCCTGAAGATCGTTTTGTATTCGGAATGGTCAGCGCGAACAAAGGCGCTTACCCTCCTCGCAAGGCCTTTCCCGAAACCTTCCTAGCCTTCTCAATGTTCGCTAAGCATCATGAAGATGCAGTGCTCTACATTCACACGGAGGATCGCGGCGGCATGGGAGGAATCAACCTGCGCGAGCTTGCTACCGCATGCGGGATTCCTGATGAGCAGATCGTCTTCGTTGATCAGTACGTCTATCGCTCAGGTATCGGTAACGATCTCCTCGCTGCGATCTATAGCGCTATGGATACGTTGCTGATCTGTTCGATGGGTGAAGGGTTCGGCGTTCCTCAGATTGAAGCGCAGGCCTGCGGAACGCCGGTCATCTGCACGAATGCGAGCGCATCTCCCGAGCTTCTCGGCGATGGCTGGCTAGTGGAGGGGCAGCCGTTTTGGGATTCTCCGCAGCGCGCTTGGATGATTACGCCCGGCGTTCCTTCCATCATTGAAGCGATGGAAGCGGCATACGGTCGGGGCCGTGGAAGATCTGAGATAGCGCAAGACTTCGTGGCGCAGTACGGCGCAGATTTCGTGTTTGATAATTATTGGTTGCCAGCGATGGAGGCTCTGCGGTGATCCCTTGCATGATCGTTCCTATCTTGAAGGGCCCAGAGATCCTTTACAGGATGCTGGACACAATCGACTATCCGATTCGTAAACTGATCATCATTGACAATGGGGACGCGCTCACTACTTCTACCGGATGGCCGATAGAGCACGTTCAGTCAACGAAGGTAATCAAGATGCCTGCGAATCTCGGTGTCGCTGGTTCATGGAATCTAGGCATTAAGGCTGACCCGTTCTCTCCTTGGTGGCTCATTGCGAACTATGACGTTGAATGGCCAGCAGGATCGCTGAGAGCGTTCTATGAGCAGGCTACGGATGGAGTGGTGCTCGCTGAGTCTCCGCAGCCGTGGAGCGCGTTTGCGCTGTCTGAGGATGCCGTCAAGCGCGTTGGCCTATTTGATGAAGGCTTTCATCCAGCCTACTTTGAAGATACCGACTATGAAATGAGATGCCAGATCGAAGGAGTGAAGATCACTCGCTCAAAGATCCCGATCATTCATCACAATTCCTCTACCCTTCAATTCTTCGGCGAGCGCAATAACACTACCTACCTGAATAACTGCGACTACTGGCAGAGGAAGCGAGAGAAGCCGAACGAAGGCGGCTGGAGTCTTGAGCGAAGGCGAGTGAATTCATGGGATTAATGGCTGAGCAGTACACAGACTTTAAGCGTAGGCATTCGGGAGAAACGATCTACGTTGTTGGCTCTGGCGCGACACTTGATCATGTACCGCGAGGATTCTTCAATGACAAAACTACCGTTTGCATTAATCGCGCAGGAGAAGCGCTCGGGCTTAAAGACTTCTATTCAGTCACTCACTACCACCTAGACGCTCATATCCTCGCTGATGCTAGGCCTGATCTCCCGGTGATCGTTCCGATGATTGAGCAAGGCATTGGATACCCGGCGAAGACTAGACCGACTCAAGCAAACGTCTTCTTCGTTGAAACAAACCCGCAGATGTATTCAGCGTTTGATACTGCCGAGCACTGGCCGACTCATGATGATCATCTCGTCTGCGGGCCTACCTCGCTGCATATGGGGATGCACTTTGCGGCGTATCTTGGAGCGAAGTTCATCATCCTTGCTGGCGCTGATTGCGGGATCTTGGATGAGCGGGACGCAATCGAAGGATACGCGCCAGGCGATCCCAAGCCTTACCCGGTTTGGGAGCAGCAATTGCCAAAGGTGGCAAAGAAACTGCGATCAATGGGCGTAGGAGTGATGTCTCTTAATCCGTTCGTGAATCTGACACTAGAGGGGCATTCGTTTCGCTCTCCTTCTGTCAGCATAAATTGCTACAAATGATGGGTAGAATGATCGAATACCTGCGGAAAGGATCAGCATGAGCCTCTATGCGAGTACGGCGCAGATCAAAGCAGCGCTGCGCATTACTGATTCTGTAGATGACTCCCTGATCAATATGGCCGGTTCTGCGGCATCAGATCTCATTGATGGTTACTGCGGGCGAACCTTTGGAACATCAGGAACGATTACGCGCGTCTTCTCTCCTTCTGATGAGTATGTGATCCAGATTGATGATCTCGCCGGGACAGCGGTAACGATCACTTCCTCTACCGGCGCTGATGGAGTCTTTGACGTAACGTGGAAGACGACTGATTATCAACTAGAGCCGCTCAATGGAGTAAGCAACGGCCAGACCGTGCCATATACGCGAATCAGGGCCATTGAAGACTACTTATGGCCTGCAGCGGGTGGAGAGGCTACCGTGAGAGTTACGGGCGTATATGGCTTCCCTGCTGTTCCTATCGTTGTGACTCAGGCGGCTGTTCTGCAAGGTTCAAGAATTTTCACCAGATTACAGAGCCCGCTCGGGGTCGCAGGCTTTAATGAACTTGGAGTCGTCCGCGTGACGAGAGCGCTAGATCCTGACGTAGCGCAACTAGTAGAGCCTTACCGCAGGATGGTCGGCATCGCATGACGGTCACCATCGGAACGCTAAGAACGGGGATCGCTACCAACCTCGCAACGATCAGCGGCCTGCGGACATCGGCGACTGTCCCCGATGCGCCGACTCCTCCGCAGGCTGTCGTCATTCCTTCCACCATCACATATGACCGGGCGTTTCGTCGCGGCCTAGATCAATACGAATTCGTTGTGACGGTGATCGTCGGACGCGCCTCCGATCGAAACGCTCAGGCCTCCATAGATGCCTACTGCAATCCGACCGGAGCATCATCCATTAAGACTGCGATTGAGTCTGACCGAACGCTCGGCGGCATCGCTCAATCCCTGCACGTTACGGAAATGCTTTCGTACGCTTCAACGTCCATAGGAGATACGATTTATCTCACTGCGGACTTTTCAGTAACCGTCTACGCATAAAGGAGTAAGGAACAATGCCAAAATTCGTTGCGATTGATTATAAGGTAACCATTAACGGGACGGATTTTTCTAGTTCCATTAACTCCGTTGATCTGTCGATTGAATCAGCAGAAGTAGAGACAACGGCTTTCGGCTCTACTTTCACCACGCGCGTTGGCGGGTTGAAGAGTGCGAGCATCACGCTGGACTTCCATCAGGATTTTGGCTCAGCGTCCGTTGATAGCGTTTTATTTCCGCTCCTGAACAGCCTTGCCACGGTCGTGATCGTTCCTACTTCTGGCACTGTCTCGGCAACGAACCCGAGCTACACGGCTGTCTGCCTTGTCAATCAGTATCAGCCATTCGCTAGCGCTGTTGGAGATCTTGCAACGCTCTCGGTTACCTGGCCGACGTCTGGCACTGTCGTTCGCGCAACAACTTAAGGAAGGTTCCTGCGATGATTAACAGAATTCCGCTAGAAGTCACATATACAGATTCGCGAGTAGAGCACGTTCTCTGTACCGGCGCGGACACTATTGCGTTTGAGCGTGCCTACGATCTGCCTACGAACAAAATAGGCGAGCGTCTGGAATATATGTGGTTTCTTGCTTGGGCTTGCTTGAATCGAACGAAGCGCGTCAATCTTCCTTTTGAGGATTGGATGGCTACGGTCGATCAGGTGGCAGATGATGAAAGCGCAGGGCCGACAGAGATCCTCCCTTTGGAGAGTCCAGCAGTCACTTCATCGTCTGCCACCTTGCCTACGAATACGGACTCGCTCCTTCTGTAATCTTGGAGGAGTCAGATCGTATGCAAATCACCATGCTTCGTTACCTACGGTGGAGACATACAGAGCAAGCGTCAGCGCAGAGGAAGCGATAGCGAATGGTGATGAAGGCTCAGGTTACGGGTGAGCAGCGGACGATCAAGCTGTTAGAGCGCTTTGATCGTGAGGCCTATAACGAAATCGCTAAGGGTTTTCGCAAGGCTGGCGAGAAGGTTCGTGATGAAGCGCGCATTCAGACTCCTTCCGGTAACGCTCTGAGTAATTGGGGCCGATGGGTAGCGGTGGATCGCGGGCGGGATCTCGGCTTTACCGGGACGCGCGTTCGTTCCAAGATTCGAGTGAGCCTCTCGCAGGATCAGCGCAAGTGGGGCAAGAATCTCTATATGGTGAAGATCGTCACGATGGACTGGGGCGGCGCTGTCTTCGCACTGGCCGGGACGAATGAAGTCAAGAAGAAATCAACGAATCCGAATCCGAAGGGCCGGACGTTCGCAGCGAACCTAGGGAAGAAATACAACGGTCAGGCAGGATTAGGGAGAGGGCCGCGAGGCCTGCTCTATGCGGTGATGACGAAGGGGCCGGACGCGCGCAAGGATCTTGAGCGCGTAATGGATCAGGCAACTGCCTACGCTGAGCGCATCATAAATAGGGGGGCATGATGGCTCGCGGGGCTATCTCCGTTCAGATCACGGGCGATTACAACAATGCGGACGTTAAGCGCGCTATAAACGATCTTCAGCTACTGCATCGGCAGAGCGGGACTACCTCAGGCGCTATGGGTCAGCTTGGCGTTGCTGGTGTCGCTATGGGTGCTGCTGTCGGCGGCGCTGCGTTGATGGCTGTTCAGGCTGGCGCAAGGATGGCTATTCAGTTCGGCAAGGATTCCTTGCAAGCGTTCATAGATGATGATCTAGCGGCGCAGAAACTCTCGCGCACGCTGGAGAATCTCGGGCTCGCGCATGAACAGGCCGGGGTAGAAAGATTCGTGCAGCAGCTCCAGAATTCTTCTGCTGTTGCTGATGACGTTCTCAGACCGTCAATGGATCGACTCCTGAGAGCAACGAATAACGTTACTCAGGCGCAATCGCTTCTCACGTTGGCCTTGGACATTGCCGCAACCCGTTCTGTCAGCGTAGAAGCCGTAACGGCGGCCTTGACGAAAGCCACGAACGGCAGTTATACCTCTCTGGCGAAACTCTCTGACGGATACTCAGGCGCTGAACTTAAGGCGATGGGATTCAGGGGAACAATTGCGACTCTTACCGCAGACTTCAAAGGCGGGGCAGCAACAGCGGCAGATTCTTATCAGGGTTCTATAGAGAAGATCTCACTAGCATTCGGTGATTTGCAGGAATCACTAGGCAAGGGATTCTTTACCGGTGTTGAAAGATCTATGGGCAGCACTACCGGCGGCGCTGACAAATTGCAGGAAGCCATCCTGAGTCTTCAGGGAGGCTTTGAGACGCTCGGCGAGAGTATCGGCGGGGCAGTCCAATACGTTCCGCGCTTCGTCTCCGGGCTGAAAGTCATTTACGACACTATGTCTGTGATCTGGAACGCGACGAATCTAGTTATTAAAAGCCTTTACGCGCTGTCGCAGATTTACGGTGGGGATGTTTCAGGCGCTCTAAAAACCTTGCAGGACAACGCAAGCAATCTCGCTGGAGCGTTCACTGCCTGGCGGCTTGCCATCGGCGCGACTGTCACCGGGGTTGAGGCTGGGATAGGTCCGATGGTTGGCCTTGGGAAGGCAGTCACTGGCATTCAGGGAGCATTCAGCAAATTCGGCGAATCAGTAGGCGGTTCCACTACTGAAGTCAATGGCGTAGTTGCAGCATTCTCTAAGGCTCAGGCTCCTATAGATAATTTCGCCGGATCGACGAGCAAGGCTACAGAGGAATCTAAGAAGCTCGCTGCTGCTCAGAAACTTATTGCCGACGCAATTAGTTCGGCGCAGACTGTCGTGAATACTGCTATTGAAGATTTCAACAAATATAAGACGAAGATCGCTGAAGGAGTGTTCGCCGGATTCGACTTTTCTGCCGCGCTAGATGTGGTGAAGGAGAAGGGAACGAATCTCATTGATGTTCTGGTAGCGCAGGCTGAGCGCGCTTCAGAGTTCGGGCGCAAGATGAGTCAGCTTCTCGCAGCCGGTTTGAATCGCACTAGTTATGAGCAAGTCATTGCCTTAGGCGCAGAGCGCGGGGTTGATGTCGCTGATGCGTTTATTAAGGGAAACATCAGCGAGAATATTAAGCGCGTCAATGATGCTGCTAGCGGGGCTATAGCGGTCGCTGACGGTGTGGGCGCTCAGTCTGCTACCGCATTCATGCAGGCTGGAATAGACATGGCCGTAGCCCTTGTGAAGGGTCTTCTTGCGGCTCTCGGTGCGAAGGGCAAGGGCAGGCGCGCGCTGGAGGCGATGATGGATGAACTCGCTTCAGCGATGAGCAGGAATGCGAATATCTCCATGACTGTTACGGGGCCGGGCGGCGCTACTGCTACTAGCGAGGCTCCTGCTCCCGGGCCTTCTGCTATCAATGATTTCTTGGCCGGTGGAGTCGTCGGTTCTGATTACACTTTCCCTGGCTTCAGCCTCTCAGGCTTCGCTAACGGCGGTCCGGTGATGGGCGGTAGGCCTATCGTCGTCGGCGAGAAGGGGCCGGAACTTTTCGTACCCGGCAGCAACGGGAGCATTATCCCGAATGGTGCAGGAGGTAATGCCTACACGATCAACGTAAGCGCAGGTGTTGGAGATCCTCGCGCTATCGGCCAGCAGATCGTGGAGTACATCAAACGCTTTGAGCAGGCTTCCGGCCCGGCGTTCGTGGCAGCATGACGATTCGCGCGCAGATCGCTTTTGATCTCTCCCTGACTACCGGGGTTAATTTCTTCACGCTGGATGATGTGGATAAGGGCGTATTGGATAACACGGCCTATGTGCTTGGCGGGGATGTGCTGACTGATGTTACGCAGTATGTTCGCGGGATCTCGGTTAAGCGTGGCAGGAGTCGCATCCTTGAAAAGTTCACTTCAGGCCAGGCGAATGTCTCGCTAGATAATCGAACGCGCATCTTCGACCCTGCCTATGCTGCTGGCCCGTACTTCGGGCAGATCCTCCCGCGCAAGCAACTAGTGATCGACGAAGACGGGGAGGAGATCTTTACCGGCTTCGTTGAAGACTGGAACTTTAACTATCCGCAATCAGGATTTAATGCCATCGCTGAAGTCTCCGCTAGCGATGGCTTCTCCATCCTCGCTCAGCAAACTCTCTCTGCCGGTACTGCTACCGCTCAGCTCTCAGGCGCGCGTGTCGCTGCTGAACTGGACGCTGTCGGATGGTCAGCAGTGAAGCGAGATATAGGCGTAGGGCAATCAACGTTGGATGCTGACGTGATCCCGGCGAATACGAACGTGCTTCAGTATTTGCAGAAGGTTGAGACTTCAGAGTTCGGCGCGCTGTTCATGGATCGCGCGGGCGCTGTTGCGTTCCGTGATCGTGCAGAACTTCAGGCCTTCACTACTGGAGTGACGTTCTCCTCTAGCGGCATCCCTTACAGGGATATTGCGATTGTGTGGGGCACTGAGGAAATGAAAAATAGCGTCGCGATTACCTTCACTTCTGGCGGCTCTGTCGCAGGAACCGCAATCGCTGATGACACTACGGCGCAGGCTGCCTACGGGATCATGGATGCTTCCTACGCAACGATCCTGAGCAGCCCGGTTGAAGCCTCAGCGCTCGCATCCTGGCTAGTCGGGCTTTACGCTCAGCCGCAATACCGCGTGGACTCGCTTACCGTCAGGCTGGAGGCGATCAGCGCAGGCAATAAGGCAAGCGTCTTAGATCTTGAATTAGGCGATGTGGTGAAGGTGGAGTTTACGCCTTCAGGTATTGGCGCTGTCGTCTCGCAGATCGTGAGCATTGATCAGATCTCGCATGAGATCTCCATAGACAGCCATGATGTGACATTCACTCTGTCGGAAGCACTCGCAGCCTTCATCTTGGATGATGCTTTGTTCGGCGTTCTAGATGAAGATATCCTAGGTTTCTGAGAGAGGAAGATAATTATGGTGGCGTTTCTTAGCGGGGCGGTTCTGACCGCTGCTAACTTGAATTCGGCCTTTAATGCGCTAACGATTCGGACAGTCACGGGAACCTCCGATACGTTGGTTCTGGCCGATGCCGGGGGCTGCGTAACGTACTCGAATGCATCCGCTACTACTTCAACAATCCCGCCGTTCTCATCGATTGCTTATGCAACGGGAACGAAGATCGTTCTAGTGAATCTCGGGGCCGGTGTCGTCACGGTCACGGCAGGCGCAGGAGTCACGATCAACGGCGCGACCCTCACCCTCGCGCAGAACGCGGGCGGGACCTGTATCAAGACAGCGACGAACACTTGGTCGTTCCTCCCTTTTTCTAGCGGTGTCGGCGCTGCCAACTTCTCGGATACGGCGACCGGCACCTACACCGGATTCAAATACCTAACCTTCTCGGCGAGCGGCACCATCACGATTGATCGTGCGGGCTTCGCTGACGTAGTAATTCTGGGCGGAGGTGCGGGAGCTGGTGCGAACTACGGAGGTGGCGGGGGCGCAGGCGGTTCACTGCAAATTACTAACGCCTACCTACCCGCAGGAACCCTGACCGTGACCGTTGGTGCTGGCGGTGCAGGCGCTGGGGCAGCGGCTGAAGGAACATCAGGCGAGGCTAGCCGCATCGGGTCATATTTTTCCCCCGGCGGAGGTAACGGAGGCGGTACGCAGTCGGTAAACAATGAGCCTGCCGACCGTGGCGCATCGGGCGGTGGTGGACAGTGGGGGGCATCGGGTCCGGCAGGCGGAGGCGGCATTAGCGGGCTTGGTTCAAATGGCGGCAATGGATCTACAGGTTTCGCGGGTGGCGGTGGTGGCGGCGCGTCAGCGGTTGGCGGCACTGGCATCACACAGATCGGTGGCGCTGGCGGCGCAGGAACTACCACAACTATTGCAGGCACGACACCTACCGGCGCTTACGTTGCTGGTTCATACTCCTACGGAGGCGGCGGGGGCGCTGGCGCTGCCGCGACGTTGGGGGCCGGTGGCAGCGGAGGCGGTGGCGCTGGTGTCATAACCGGGGCTGGCAATAACGGAACCGCCAATACTGGCGGCGGTGGTGGCGGCGGCGGTGGTGGCGGCTCAAGCGCTGGCGGCAATGGCGGTTCTGGTCTAGTAATAGTAAGGGTGGCAGTCTGATGGCTCATTTCGCATTAATCGACTCAGCGAACATCGTCCGCGAGGTCATCGTGATCAGCAACAGTGATTGCGGCGGCGGTGACTTCCCGGCGTCGGAACCGATCGGGCAGGCGTTCATTAACGGGCCGCATCCCGACAACCTCGCCCTCGCAGGGGTGTGGAAGCAGACAAGCTATTCCGGTTCGTTCAGGGGATGCTTCGCGGGTTTGGGTTTCTCCTACGATCCCGTCCTCGATGTCTTCGTTCCTCCGGCTGCACCAGAGCCAGCGCCATGATGCTCCTTCGGCTGCCGGACGACGTGCAAGCGGACTGGGCTGAGGACACCGAATATGACGACTGACCCGCTCGCATTCGTCGGTCTCGCGGTGGCACTCCTCGCGGGCCTCTCGTGGATCATCCGCGCTCAGATCAGCATGTCGAAGCAGTTCACCCCGAATGGTGGATCATCGCTCAGGGACGCCGTGAACCGGCTTGAGAAAGACGCCCAGGAGATGCGGGCCGACGTGAAGGAACTTCGCAACCGTGCCGACGAATCACAAGAGCGCATCATTAACTCCGTCGGCAAGGTTCACGCTCGGCTAGATGAGCATGTACGAGATCATCTGACAGCGAAGGAGAAGTGAATGAGAACGAAAGCGTTTTGGATCGATGCGGGAGAGCGAACTATCAGGACAGTTGCTCAGTCCCTTCTTGCGCTGATGGGCACGGATGCCTTAGGGATCGTTGGGCTGGACTGGATGCAGATGTTCAGCGTTGCTCTTGGCGCGGGACTTATGTCGCTTCTCACTTCCATCGTTGCGACTGGAGTAGGCGATAAGGGTACGGCTGAATTTTTGGAGAAGGAATCATGAGCACGATGTTTGAGGATCAGATCCCGGTTGAGCCTGTCGAGGGCGGCGCATTCGTTGACATTGAGGAGGCGGGCGAAGATGGCGAAGAAGTACCTTTCTAGGAACATTAATGAAGTCATTACTTGGAGCCGCAATCAGGTAAAGAATCCAACGCAAGATTGGACCGGGCTTTGCCAGAGTCATTGCAGGCAGGCCTACGGCGTTCCTGCTTGGGCTCCGTCAGCCATTGCTGCTTGGCAGAAGATCCCCGAAGCGCAGAAGCACGTTGGAGGGAAGCCGAAGGATGCTCCTCGCGGCGCACTCCTCTATTACTCCGGCGGGAAGTTCGGTCACGTCGCTATTGCGGTAGGTAAGAAGACTTCGACGAATTGCCTATCAAATGATTATGTTCGCCCGGGCATGATCGATTCATGCTCGAGAGAGTTCCCGAGATGGGGGCTGAAATATCTTGGGTATTCGGCATGGACCCCGAGCGGAAGCCTTCGACTAGATCCCAAATAGAAAATGCCCCGCAGAGAGTCAATCTCTGCGGGGCATCTCCTTATGCCTAATCGTTGTCAGAGGCTCTCAGATTCGCTGAGATAGCCGCTGCGATGTACTTGTGAAGCGTCATGCGGCTAATCCCGGCGATATAGGAAAGCTGCTTGATGTTGATTCCTGCATTATGCGCTTGGACGCATTCTTCGATGAGATCTGAGAAAGCCGCTCGCTGCTCGGCTAGTGCTGCCTGATGCCTGCTCGCTGCTGCTTCTAGGCTGCTCACTTCAGCACCAAACTCGCGAGGCTGGCAGGTAGCGCGATTGGTTCCATGCCGTCGATCTCGTGATAGGCGATCCCGTCAGGATGAATGCTCGGGGGAGCGACGACGTAGCCGTTATATTTGATGTCGATTCCATCGCCGAGCTTCCCGCGCACGGGGCCTAGTTGCTCGGTGCGGTAGTAGAGGTGGAATCCGTCAGCGGTTCCTACTGCGTGCGTCGCTGGAAGCGAATTCACTAGCGCGAGATCTGGCCCGTTCCTATGGTCAACGTCAATGATGATGAGTCCAGATGGAGCGCAGGCTATGCCGATGTTCCCACCATCAGGCCAAGAATCAATGATGTTGTGATCTGTCGTCGCACTCTTGTAACCGCTCGGCGCGTAACGCGGGTTCGGCTGCTTTGAGTGTGGAGCGAGCGGGAAGACAAGCCATCCGCGCTCTGCGTAATCGTGAGCGTTCATGCGAGATCCCACCATGAGAAGCCAGCGGCGGTTAGTGCTGAATCAATGCGGCGCATCTCAATAGCGTGAAGTTCGCGCGTCATGCGTCCATCAATGCGAGCATCATTCATTACGATAACAATCTGCTTGAACTGTTCTAGTGTCATTGCGTTTCCTCCCTAGTAGTTGCCTTGCGTGCGCTCTGAGGAATCGAACCTCAGCGAAGACCGTCAGCGCGTATTACTAGAACTTGATTGCGGCTGTCATCTCTCCCTGAACCATTGAGTAACCGCTGAAGCGGAAGTAGCCCTTAGCGTTCAGAGCCTTATCTGCGAGCTTGACGACATCAGCACCATCCTTAACAATGATCTGCTCAATCAACTTGCGGCCTCCGATTTCGCAAACGTCAACGTAAACGATTCCGGCTGTCTTGGCTGTCTTGTCTTGGTCAAGGATGACGATTGCGGCGGTGGTGTTCATTTTGGTTCCTCCCTAGTGGCTTGCTCTGTGTCTTAATTAAAGCATCCCTAATCTGAGGATGTCAAGCGCTTTACACAGAATCAGGGAACTAAGTTATTGCAGCCGTGACCGCCGGACCAGTGACGCCAGCCGCGAGGAATGAGGATCACGAAGACGAATGCAGCATCCTGATAGGCCTCTGCCCATCGCTTAATGGGCTTCGAGTGAAGCCGCCTAAGGATCGCTCTCGCCTCGCTACGGGGCATCCCTGCATCCCTCAGACGTGCGTACACGTTCCAGCCTGCGCCGTGCCTCCAATGGTTATCGAGGAACTGCCATTTACCTTGCGCGCTAGATATTGGATTCTGCGCTCTCGGGTTCCCGTGGCTTTCACGATTCGCCACGCATTCAGCGAACGGACGCCACCGAACGGGGATCTCTGCCGCCTGGCTGATTGCTCTGGCGGGGAGGCTTGCGGGTGCTTCTCTAGAAATCATCATTGCTGCTGCGAATACAAGATTTTCTATCATTAGATGTCCGATCACTCGGGGATAGGGACGGCGCACAATGGGCGCAAGAGCCGGAATCGCACCGGGTCAACTGAAAAAGACCCTAGCATGATGTTGTGCAATGGTTCATGCTC